AATTTATAATATTAGATTCACTCGTTTTTTCTCTATATATAGGTCGTAAAGGTCGTCCTGAATCTGTATAAATAAAATACTCATTACTAATACGTTTCCAAGAAAGAGAAACAAATTTATCTAGTTCACCACTTCGGCGTGAATTTCTAATTTGTTTATGAAACAGTTCTGCGTTATTAGTTAATACTCCAATTAAATCAGAATTTAAATATACTCTAGTCCAACTAGGATTCCAAATACTAGGATTAATAGAATTTAAACTTAAAAAAGCATCATTCTTTTTGATATACTCATAAATATTAACTGAAGGTGAAGGAGTAGAAATACTACATAGAATGGTAAGTGATTTCAACATCCCAATATTTCTACCATCAGGATTATCAGATGGACATAAAAGACCCCAACTACTTCCATGAATTCGTCGCATTTCAACATTTTTACCACCTTTATCCATATCTAAATTAACACGACGTAATTGAGCTGCGGTTCCCAAATAACTTAATCGCATAAGTTCTTGACTAACCCCATCTTTACCTCCCCATTTTCCCTTAAATGATTTTTCAAGACCATATAAAAAATTAGTGCTTCGCCAGTAATAACCTATATTTTCTTCACTTACTAATCCTAAAAGTTTTTTACCACGATACTGATCTTTTTCAAAATGAACTCGTTTATCCATTTCAGTTAAGAATCTGCTACCTGTTTCATTATATATTTTACGAAATTCTTGAAACAATAATTCACCAGAAGTATGTAATCGTTTAAATTGTAAGTGGTCTCTATCTGTTTTACCGGTTTTACCAATAGCTACATCCATAGCCTGTTTCAACATATATCCAAGTAAATATGATTTACGACGGAAAAAGGATGCCTGGGATTCATCGGTATGTAATTCGCAATGTGGAAACATTTTTTCATAAAGACAAATAAAAACTGCACCAGCACTACGAGTTCGTGTTTGACGTTTCAAAAAAACAAAGTTCATATCTTGGTCTCTATCTGTTTCTTTAAGTCGTTCTTGTTCTACGAATTTATCATGACTTAAAACAATTTCACTAAATATTTCATCGTAAATACTTCTTTGGGAATCAGGAATACCAATTAAAGTTGTATCATAAATATCCTTATCATTAACTAATCCTAGTGCGTAGAAAACACTAATAACAGGAATAGGTTGTGTGAATCCAGGTAGGGTAATTGTAGCTAAACGATTAGTAGATAATTGTGCGAAATCATCTTGAAACTTAGCAATCTTTTCAGGGTCATCTGGCTTATCATTTTGTGGTGGAATAATTAAGAAATGACTTGAAGGACCTTTCGTTCCATCCTCAGAACTTGACCTGATGGCGGCAATATACTCGTATTTCTCACCAGCACTTCCTACGAGTTTACTTTCAGTTTCTTTTTCAACAAGTGTTTTACCACCTTGGGCGGAAGTTGATACCTTGATACGTTTTGATGCGTAAAACATATTGGGAGCAAGAACTTCTTGAGTAAGAAGAGCTTTTTCAGCGCCATCAATAATAAAATACCCACCAAGTTCAAATTTACATTCACCTACTCTAAACAATTGTTCGGGTGTCATATCAAACAAATTACATAAAGAACTTTTCAACATTAATGGTAATTCGGCAATATTAACATCATCAAAGCTTTGTGTAACTACTTCATCTTCAAATACATATTCAAGTGTTATATTAGCATATATTCTAACTGTATATGACTTATTATCTAGCCGACATTGGTGTGGGTAAATAGCATTACCAATTTCATCACTTGGACGAACAAAAAACAATTCATTACCTGTTTTTCCACCAACATAAACACGAATCGCACGATTATCTCCTAAATCTAGAGACAATGGATTCATACCACGAGTGAAATTAATAATTCTATTAGAAATCAAATCATTATACGAATCTAAATGATGGCGAGTTAATGCGTTAGGTGTATCCTTGAAATATGTATCAAATAAATGTCTTGATACACTCATTTTTATTAAATTATGAGTTTATTATTTAAGTGAACTTGCGTTAGACCACCAAAATATCACGAGACGCTTGGCGAGTTTCAAATACTTCTAATAATTTGATCTCGTTTCTTGGGATTGCGTTTTGTGTGCAATATTTACTAATTGCCTTAACGATATTAAATCCATGATACCGCATTTTTTCAGAATCAGATTTTGAAAATAAAATAGAATCACCATCGTCATTTGTAGTCCATCTCTTAAATAAATTATAAAGTAAATTATTTGATGTTTCACCATCGGGAAATAAATCTAAGAAAATAGATGTTGCGAAATAACTTAAATCAAATGAATAATTAGGTTCAATTACTGGATACTCGTCATCATAAAAAGGTGGGTAATTATATTGACCTGCGGCTTCTTCATCTAGTGCAAAGTTATCACTAATAAATAATTTAGCGTTTCGCATACCTTTTAATTTGATATACGCAATACATCTTTCAAAATCAATTAATTTAATTAAATATCCATAGGTAGGAACTTTATAGGTTTTATCGTCACATTTATAAAATAAATATTTAATATCGGTAGGAATATACATAACATTATTGGCATGTAAATCATTATGAATAAATCCAATTGTAGTTTGTGCGTAAGCAAGGGCAAACATAACTTGTGCTACCCAAGCTAAGTGTTTTTTGGTATCGTTGTTATTCATCATTAATTCAAAAATACTATCTTCACATTTTTCCATAACTGTTACTTGAACTGGGATATTAAAGAATCTAGCATTAATAAATGGTTCGCTTGTATCCGTAAAATCATCTTCTTCTTCACAATCGCTTTCAATATCAAATATATCGCTACTTTCACTACTACCAGATAAACTTGTAGTATCTGAATTCATTGTATATTCTAATTTACAATCAACAGGACTAGTTTCAACATTCTCAACTTGTATTTCATCATCAACTTCTAATTCTACACTTTCACCAAACTCAATTGCCCGATTACAGCTCTTTGTATGCCTAAAATCACTGTCATCTCCATCATCATCAACTTCAACGACAAATGTTTTACCTATATTATTTAAAAACCAAGATGAATCATGAATCGTTGGATAATAATCCGAAATATCTTTTACGTATTCTCGGGCAATACCTGAATAACAACCATACACACTAGGAAAGTGACGGCATTTTAATTGAGATAAAACGATTGAAACAATACTTCCAATATATGCAGCATTATTTGGGTCTAAAACTTTATCTAGTAAAGCTTGTGATTTCGTGTTAGAATCAGGAAGATTGATATCATATACTTTACCTTGAATTGTTTTATAATATGAATTAATCATTGAAATTTTCTTGAATATTTTAACATTTTTACCACGACTTGTAACAATTTCAGTAGGGGAAATTACTTTGCTAATACTATCGTGCTGACGAATAGCATACTCACGTAAATTCTTTAGATTCTCGGTTTTAAAAAGCTTAGAAATTGCTGGGAAATATGTTTGAACTCGTTCAATTTTATCACTTTCTAGAAGTTCTCTAGCTCGTTTTAAATTGGGTCGGTAAAGTTGAAGCGGGATTTCCATTTTCTTATAAACAGCTCTCGTATATAATAAAAATAAATTCACGGGAGTATAAGTATAAGTATCATGAATACAAACTTCAATATTAAAAAGTTCGATATGAACATGATTGTGGATCGTTGCGATATAGAATCTAAGAAAAGTCCAGTTATTGTTTTAATCGGTAAAACAGATACTGGTAAATCCTTTTTAGTCAGAGATATTTTTGCAAAAACGCAAGAGTGTTTTAGGTCAGTAGGAACTGTGATTTCACCTACCGAAGTTGCCGACCCATTCTTCCAGGATTTTATTCCAGCAAAATTAATTAAGGATAAGTATGACCCTAGTATTGTAGCTAATGTAATTAAGCGACAAACACTTGTAAAATCACACCGAGCACAGCAAATACGTGATACTGGAAGTTCAAATGTAGATCCCCGAGCTTTCCTTGTTTTTGATGATTGTTTGTATGATAAATCTTGGGTCAATGAAGAAACAACACGGTATTTGTTTATGAATGGTCGTCACGTAAACATATTAACATTAATTACAATGCAGTACCCACTTGGTATTACTCCCAATTTACGAACAAATATTGGATTTGTATTCATCTTACGAGAAAATGTAACTAGTAATCGTAAACGTATTTATGAAAATTATGCTGGTATGTTTAGCACCTTTGAAATGTTTTGTAGATTTATGGATTCATGTACTGAAAATTATGAGTGTTTAGTTATTTGTAACGGTGTTCAATCAAATCGCCTTGAAGACCAAGTATTTTGGTATAAAGCTGAATCACATCCTCCATTTAAATTATGTGATGATTCGTTATGGATGGACAACATACCGCTTGTAAGTTCGTATGCAACAGAAGGCGATTACGATCCTTCACAATTTCGTAAAAAGAATAATCCATGGATAAATGTTAAAAAATTGAATTAAATTATAAATATAAAGAATGATTGAACTTGGACTTTTATTAGGACTCGGAGCAGTCGGATATATGTTGGCAAAAGAACCTCAAACAGAAGAACATTTTTCATCATTAGCACCACGACCAGCAGAACGTCATGATGACGATGTTTCATTTTCACAAAGTCTTGGACATAGTAATGAAGTTCCCTTTTTTGGTGGAAAGGTTACTCAGAGCATGTATTCAGGAGCAACTGATCATGTATTAGATAACCACGCGGGAACGGGTAAAGAATATTACCAAAAACAAGAAACACAATCAATGTTTGATGTTAAAACTGGAACAGGTAATCCATTTGGTGGTAAAGTTGAAAGTGATTTCTACCAATCACGTATGGTTACTGGTCAACAAATGAAGAATGTATTTCCAGTAGATCAAGTATATGTAGCACCAGGATCAAATGATGGATATACAAATCTTGGAAGTGGAGGATTTCAACAAGCTCAGTTGCGAGACTTTGCTCTTCCCAAAACAACTGATGAAACACGTATTGTATCTAAACCCAAACTTTCATATGAATCTCAAATGGTTCCAGGAGCCAGTACAGTTACACATCGCGGTATTCATCCAGATATGCCAAGATTAAGACCTGAAAAAGCATTTCAAACTGGTATGGAACGTGTAAATACAACTGTTGGAGCACAGTCAGCTAGTAAAGTATATCCTATCCAGCCACTTAAAAACCAAGCCCGAGAAACTACTGAACGCGAGTATTTTGGCGGTGTTGGTGGAAGTATTGGAGTATTGGGTCAATATATTAGGTCATTTGTAGAACCATATGCCGAGTTTATGAAACTAACAGCAGAAGGTAGACCAAATCCCAAAGGACCTGGTGGAAATGGATTGTCAATTGGAGCTGAAAACTATTCCGCACAATCAAATAGAAACGAACAAGCAATTTTAGATGCGACTCGTGTAAATAATGGACTATTAACAACAAGTTATAGTTCAGAACATTTGGGTTCATATAAATATACTGAACCAATTCAATCCGATATTAACTTACAAAGAAACCATCCTGAAATTCAAACAGCATTTGTAAAAAATCCGTTTACACAACCTCTCACTTCATACTAATGAAATTAATCAGATCGTCACGGTATTTTAAATCAATGTAATAACATACATTATTTATAAGTAATTTTATTAAATCTTTATAAATTACAATAAGGTCTTCATTTTTAATAAATAAAATACGTGTAACATCATTATCACCAGAAACTTCTATTTTAGAACTTGTATCAATAATATA